AACTTGTAGCAACAAGACCAATAGATATGCCTAATGAGGGTTTTTTACCAACTAATAAAAGAAGATAGATGGCAACAGTATTATTTATAAATAGAACCGATTTAGTAAGAAACTCTATCATTGATGGGAATGTAGATACTGATAAATTCATACAGTTTATTAAGATTGCACAACAGATAGACATACAACAAATTATAGGTACAAATATGTATACTGGTTTGACTGATGCTATTGTTGCTGGAATTGATTTACCAGCTAATGCAAGATGGAAAACTATTCTTGAAGATTTTATTGTTGAAATGCTTATATGGTATGCACAAGCAAACTACATACCTTTTGCAGCTTACCAAATTAAAAACGGCGGTGTATATAAACACACATCTGAAAATGCACAAACTGTAGACAAGAACGAGGTTGATTTTCTAGTTGAGAAAGCAAGAACCAATGCAGAATGGTATTCAAGACGTTTTATAGACTTTATGAGTTTTAACCAAGCTACATATCCAGAGTACACAAATAACGTGAATGATGATATTTATCCGAGTTATGAGGCTACATTTAATGGATGGGTACTATGATTTACAAACCAAAAGCAAAGAACATTGAGAAATTAAAGGTATTTCTTAAAAAGAAAAAAAAGAAGAAGTAATGGCAAACGAAATATATTTTAAAAGTTGGTGGGGTAGAGGTGTTTGTGATAACTCTGTAAATTGGGGTTTAGTCTACAAAGAATATGCTGGGTGTAGTGCAGTACCAGCATTACTTTTAACCTTACAAGCAAGGGCAACATACTATGAGAATGTTACTTGTACAACTGCAACTTTAGATGAATTAGAAAATATACAATAATGGCAAATAACCTTTTAGATAAAGCATCAATTATATTAACACCAACTGCGTATAACAATGGTGAAGCACTATGTGTGAAGCCAAGTGACGGAAGTGGTGATTTTGATTTTAGCAGAAATTCAGCAGCTACAAGAGTAAATGCTCAAGGTCTTGTTGAGAACGTACAAATACTATCTGGTAATTTAGTGCAAAACGGCGATTTTAGTGAGGAGGGTGTAGAGGAGGTTTCTAACGGCTCTTTTTCTCAAGAGGGGGTGGAGCAGATTACAAACGGCTCGTTTGATACAGATAGTAATTGGACAAAAGGAACGGGGTTTTCTATTAGTGGAGGTAGTGCTAATTGTGATGGTACACAAAGTGTTAATACATTTTTAAAACAACAAGGCGGTATTCTTGGAGCGAATATTGATTTTGTAGTAGGTAAAACATACAAGGTTAATTTTGATATAATTGTAACAAGTGGGCAAATTTCAAATGTAGAAGTTGCAAGTGGTTATGATAGTAATGCAATTACAACAAGTGGAAACCATACAACATACATAACGGCAGTATCTACTAATGATAGATTTACAATAACGGCAAATCCAGATTTCATAGGCTCAATAGACAACGTTTCAGTACGTGAGGTCGGTCAAGATTGGACTTTAGGTACTGGGTGGAGTATTGGAGAGGATAAGGCGGTAAGTATTGCAAGTGGTGGTGGTGTAGGTGTTGCTCAAAGTGTAAACGGCCAAGTTTTTAGTGGAAAAACATATAAAGTAGAGTATACTATTTTAGATTATGTTAGCGGAAATGTAAGACCAAGTTTTAGTGGTGGTGGTACAATATCGGGAATAACAAATGATGGAAACGGAACTTACGTACAATATCTAACTTTAATAGCAAACAGTACAACTTTTAGCATAAAGGCTACTGGAACAGATGGCGGTTTCACTGGCTCTATTACAAACATCTCGGTTAAAGAGGTGGGGCAAAATTGGGATTTGGGAACGGGATGGTCTATAGGTGATGGTAAGGCAGTATTTAACGATACTGCAAATGGAGATATAAGAACGACACCTATATTTACTGCGGGAAACAAATACCGAATTAGTTTATCAGTTTCTGACTTAACAAGTGGAACTGCATTTTTTGCACTTGGAGATGGTGGGTCTAGTAATTTAGTTGCTTACGACTATTATGCTAATGGAGATTATACTTTTGATGTTACGGCAATAAATGGTGCGGAGTTAAGAATATATGCCACTACGACAAGCGGCAGTTCATTTAGCATAGACAACGTATCAGTAATAGAAATAACAGACGATACTAACCTACCGAGAATAAATTACGAGGGCTTTAGTTATCAAGATGCTTTAGGGAGTGAATTAAGTTCGCCTTTAGATTTTTTAAATAAGTGGTTTGGTGCTGGTGCTACATCTATAACCAATAATTCATTTGAAGTAAATGGTAGTGGTCAAGGTATGTATTTTGCTTTAGGTATAGATAAAGAATATAAAATAAAAGTAAGTAATGTAGTTGGCGATGTAAACGTAAGATATAGAAATGGTCTTAGTGGTGCTGGAACAGTAGTTGGTAATTTTGATGAATTTATTATTATAAATACTTTTGGTTCAACAAATCCAAATATTTATTTAAGAGCAAACAGTGCAACATCTATTACTGTTGGGGACGTATCTGTAAAAGAATATCTTGGGCAAGAAGTAGTGCCAGATAGTGGATGTGGAAGTTGGTTGTGGGAACCGCAGACAACCCAATTAGTAACCTATAGCGAAGATTTTAGTAACGCTGCTTGGAATAAAAATTCTGTAACTTTAGAAAGTGGATATTTAGCACCCGATGGTACAAATACCGCTTTTAAAGTAGATGGTAATAATTCTTTTATACTTAGCACTGTCGTTACGGGATTGGTTGCAACAAGTACAAGAAGTATTTACGCAAGAACTGTAAGCGGAACGGGAACTGCTCAATTATTAACTCATAATAGTAACACAGATAATATATTTACTATAACAGAACAATGGCAAAGATTTGAGGTTAGCACCGCTAATGCCTCTTTTTTTCCAGAATATTTCTATGCAGTAGATTTTAGAGGAAGCGGAACTTTAAGTGAAATAATACTTTGGGGTGCAAATGCTACAAATGACCAAGACTACGCTACATCTTACATACCAACCTCTGGCTCAACAGTTACACGTAACCAAGATGTATGCACCAATGGAGGTAGTTTATCAAGTATAAATAGCACAGAGGGTGTTTTGTATGCAGAGATAGCGGCTTTGGCAAATGATGGTACTTTAAGAATGATAGTTTTAAATGATGGAACGCAGAGCAATAGAGTAGGTTTACAATATTCAAGCACAAATAATTTAATTACTGCTGCTTATGATATTGGAGGTGCTGGACAAGCAAGTTTAAGTTACACTTTAACTGATGCAAAATCTTTTAATAAAATAGCTTTTAAGTACAAGCAAAATGATTTTAGCTTATATGTAAATGGAATTGAGGTTGCAACAGATGTAAGTGGAAATGTTTTACCAGCAAACACCTTAAACAATTTTGAATTTGAATATGGAGATAATAGATTTTTCTTCTACGGCAAAACAAAAGCACTTGCAGTTTGGAAAGAGGCTTTAAGCGATGAGGAACTAACCGAATTAACAACAATATAATGAATATATACAAGACAAATTTTCCAACAGAGCAAGAGGGCAAAGACTACCTTTTAAGTATTGGTGTACTCATAGAAGTTGATGGAGATGAGGGTAAAGAAATAGTATTTGCAAAAGATACGGCAGCGGTTGTTTATATCGGTAAGGTTGTAAAGATACCAGCAACTTATGATGATGAGGGCAATATAATTACTCCAGCGGTTTACTACGATGGTTATGCCATAGATGTAATGAACGCAAAGCCAGATTTAGACTTTGGAGAATTTATGGTGTACCCAGTTGAGGCAGCACATAGTTTTTATGGTTATGCAAGAAACGCAGAAGTACCTAAATAATTAGTATATTTGATACTTAACCAAAAAACAAATACAATGGGAAAATTATCAAAAAGTGAATTAAAAGAATTTAAAGAGCAAGAACAGAAGAAACAAGCAATCTTACACGATTTAGGTTTATTGGCTACACAGTCACATACACTATCACATATGTTTGCAGAACTTTCTATGAAGCAAGAACAAAGTAAAAAAGAACTTGAAAAGAAATATGGTAACATAGAAGTAAATCTTGAAGATGGAACTTTTAAATTAATCACAGATGAAAAGAATAAGTAAACACATATCTTACAAAGAAGCAGTTGGTTCTAATTATGCTAAACAAAAAGGCATAAAGAATAAACCAAATGAAGAACAAGTTGAGAATATGAAACTATTAGCTGAAAAGGTATTTGAACCATTAAGAGAGTGGGTAGGGTGTCCAATAAGAGTTAATAGTATGTTTAGGTCTTTAGAACTTAATACTGCCTTAAAAGGCTCTAAAACGTCATCTCATATGAAAGGTGAAGCAATGGATATTACAAGTATGGCTTGTGGTAAAGAAAATTGTAAATCTAACCTTGAGATGTTTCATTGGATAAAAGACAATTTAGAGTTTGACCAACTTATTTGGGAATTCGGAAAAGAACCTAAATGGTTGCACGTTTCTTACAACAAAGACAATAATAGAAAACAAGTATTAGTAACTAAAAAAAGAGGTGTTTATTACACTTATTAATATGGCAACAGATTACAAAACACTTTTAATAAATTTAGGAACATTTATTTTTTCAATGGCAAACGTTGATGTATTTTTAAAGATTACACTTTTACTTTTAACTATTGGGTATACCGCACACAAGTGGTACTTAATGAATAAGAACAATGGAAAAAAGTAAAAAGAAGTTTAAAGATACAAGAGTAGGTAAATTTCTTACTAAAGCTGCACCAAACATTCTTAAAGGTGTAAGCGATGTTGTACCAGATGCTGGTATTTTAAAGCTAATAGGTGGACTTATAAGCAAAGATGAAGTACTTACACCTAAAGATAAAGAAGAAGCCTTAAAACTCCTTGAAATAGATATTATAGAAATGCAAGAAATATCTAAAAGGTGGAGTGCAGATATGTCAAGTGATAGTTGGTTATCAAAGAATGTAAGACCAATGATGTTAATCTTTCTTACCATATCAACCTGGTGCTTAATTCTAATGGATAGCCTTGCAATTGATTTCGGTGTAGGTGTTGAATGGATTGATTTGCTTAAATCACTTTTAATAACAACCTATGTTGCATACTTTGGTTCAAGAGGTATTGAAAAATATAAGTACATTTCGCAGAAATAGAATACTATCCCAAAATCATTATTCTTATTATATTTTATTTTTAAGTATTTCTATATTTTTTTTAATATATATTTTTAGATTTATATTTATATATATATTTCTAATTATTTATTTTATATATTTGAAGTAATAAAAAAGTGTAAAGTTATTACATAAATCTGACTTAAACAAATAAAAGATGGAAAACACAAAATGTATTGCAGTAAGAAAAGATTATTACCTACTAATTATAGATGATAAATCACTTGGTGAGTTTGAAAAAAGTGAGTTAAGAAACATTATAGAAGTTATAGATAATGCCATCTAAATTATCAAGAAGTAAAATAGTAAAAAAGCTGGATGCTATATTTAGCCAGTACATAAGGTTAAAGGATGCAGACCATAATGGTGATGTAACTTGCTTTACTTGTGGTAAGGTATCACACTATAAAAAAGGTATGCAATGCGGTCACTTTCAAAGTAGAAAACATTATGCAACAAGATGGATGGAAAAAAATGTAGCGGTGCAATGCGTTGGTTGTAATATGTTTAAATCTGGTGAGCAGTATATTTTTAGTAAACAATTAGATGAAAAGTATGGTGATGGTACTGCTGAAGAATTATATATAAAATCAAAAGAAACTGTAAAGTATTCTAATGATGAATTACAAGATATGATTAAACACTATAAAGACTTGGTAGATAGTTTATAAAAGACTATCTTTGACTATTCTGTTTTGTTAAGGAAAAGGGGTTTGGCTATATGTCAAGCCTTTTTTTTTGCTTTTATTGTTTTGTTATTAAATATTTTGTTTATATTTGTTTATTATTAATTTAAACTAAACAGAAATGAGAACACAAAAACACGATTTAAAAGACAAGATTAAACACCTTGAAAAAGAATTGTACAATGCAATTTTAAAAGAAGATGTATTTGAGCAAATTGCAATAAATGTGCAATTAGATGATGCAAAATCAACTTTAATAAATATAAGATAATGGGTACAAACTATTCACAAGAAACTGCCCAAAGTATTATTGAGCAATATATATTTAGAGTTGAAGCACTATCAAATAAGATAGAAGAACTACAAGCAAAAATAGAAGTATCACAAATAAACAAACAAAATGGATAGAGAAAAATTATTAGATTTGTACAAAAAGTACGAACTTGGAAAAACAGATGTATACAAACATCAGCACTATGTTATCATCACCAGACAAGGTATTGAAAAGATAGCAGCAAAAGAAAACATTGCAATTAATTATGAGGTTGTAAAATGTGAACCTAACTTTGCGGTTGTAAAAGCATATGCAAAAAAAGAGGGTGTAGAAATACAAACATTTGGTAGTGCATTAAAAGGTGCTAACTATAAAGATGGAAATTGTAATAGTTGGTACGTAATGGAGATGGCAGAAAAACGTGCTTTATCAAGAAGTGTACTAAAACTAACTGGCTTTTATCAATTGGGTGTTTACTCTGAAGATGAAAGCGATGATTTTAAAAGAAAATAATATGATAGAAATAAAAAAAGAATTTAAAGATTTAATACCACCACTAACAAAAGAAGAATTTAAGCAATTAGAAAATAATTGTATGAGTGAGGGTATAAGAGAAAAAATACTCACTTGGAATGGTTTTATTATAGATGGACATAACCGTTATGAAATAGCCACCAGGTGGGATTTAGATTTTGAAACCGAAAACAAACATTTTGATAATGAAGAAGCGGTTAAGGAATGGATGATACTAAACCAATTTGGTAGAAGAAATTTACAACCATTACAAAGAATTGCATTAAGTGTTTTACTTGAAGATGTATATAAAGAAAAAGCTAAAATAAATTTAGTTAATGGCGGTAAAGGTTTGTCAAATTTGACAAAGGTTAATACAAGAAAAGAAGTATCTAAACTCGCTAATGTTTCTGATGGCACTTACTATGAGGGTAAAAAAATATTACCAAAAACTAATCAAGAAACACAAGATTTAATAAACAATAAAGAAACATCAATATCTGCGGTTTCAAACATTATTAAAGAAATACCTAAAACTTACACAGATGAAGAAATTAAAGTTATTGTACAAGAAAAGGTAAAAGAACATATTGAAAATAAGAAAAATAACTTTTCAAAGGTTGCAACTAAAATTAAAAATAATAATGTAAAAGAACAAGGTGAAATTAACAACTTACTTTCTAAAAGCTGGGATGTTAAAGATGGTGATGTGTATTTAATAAATGGTAAACATAAGTTAATAATAGGTAATTCATATGATGTTGAATACATAAAAAAAAACATACCAGAAATTGATTGCGTATTAACAGACCCACCATATGGTATTAGTTATAAATCACCATCTGGTAATGGTTTAACGCAAAGAGGTAACTATAAAATTATTGAGGGTGATGATGAAGAATTTAATCCTAAAATATTATTTGAATACAGTGAAAATATAATAACTTGGGGTGCAAACCATTATGCTAACAAATTAGAAAATACTGCTGGTTGGTTAGTATGGGACAAAAGAAACGGTAAGGCAATAAATCTAAATAGTGATTGTGAGTTAGCTTGGACAAACATTTTAAATTCTGCAAGGTTATTTCACCACACTTGGAATGGTATGATAAAAGACAGTGAAAAAAATCAAAAAAGAATACACCCAACACAAAAACCAGTTAAATTATTTATGTGGTGTTTGGATATTACCAAAGCTGGTAGCAATATATTAGATATTTTTTCTGGCAGTGGTTCAACTTTAATAGCTTGTGAAAACACTGATAGAAATTGTTTTTTAATAGAAAAAGATTTAGATTTTGCTGCATCAAGTTTACAAAGGTTTTTTTCTTTAGGTTATAAAATAGAAAAGGTATGAGTGATTTTAATAATGATTTTAGCAAAGCAACTAATTTTTTTATAAATAATAAACATAAATTAGAAGATTGTTTAAAGGGTAATTTAATAAATATTGAATTAGATAATAAATCTTTAGCCAAAACATTAGATAGGGAAAGCGGTATTGATTATTTTTTTATAGACAAAAACAAACAATTATTTGGTGTTTCTGCAAGAGTAAATTTTAATTTATCTATGCATAAAAGTGTAACAATAAGATGCTCAAGAGGTAAAGGTAAAAATAAAAGATACAATAATATAGAATTTAAAAAAGGCGTAGATGCTTATAAAAATAAAAAATCACCAGTAATAGCATCACTTGGTTTACAAATGGATGCAGATGATAAAAAAATTAAAGAATTTATTATATATGATAGAAAACAATTATTTTTATATTCTCACAAAAACTACAATGAGATAAAAGATAAAAAACTAAAAACAGTTAAAAAAGACGGCAATACTTATTTATACTTTAAATATAGTGATTTTAAAGAAATGGGTATATGGCATAAAATTTACAAATAAAACACGAGGTATTGCGTGTAATGACAATACCAAATTTAAACTATATATTATGAGTGCAATTATCAACGGAAGTATTAGAGTAGATAGACTACCTAAAGAGAAATTTATCAAAGGAAAAGATGGTGCGGTGTACTACAATTTCACAATAGCGGTTCAAGATGAAACCAGGTATGGAAACAACGTAGCTTTTATGGATAGCCAAACCAAAGAAGAACGTGAAGCAAAGGTTGCTAAAACTTATTTAGGTAACGGTAAGGTGGTATGGATGTCACCAGATGGTGTAACGGTTGCTGAAAGAGATGACCAACCACAAGCGGTTGCAGAACCAGCAAGTGATGATTTACCATTTTAATTAGCCTAACTTTTAATAGGGTGTGAGTTTTTAACTTGCACCTTTTTTTTATATATTTAACGAATGACAGAAAAAGAAACAGAACAAAATATGTTAATGGAATTTATAGCAGATACTTGCAAGATAGACATTAACGAAAAATTAGAATATCCACCAGTATGTTTAAGCTATGGAGAAAAGGTTTTACAATCGGATAAAGGTGATAGTATTATACCAATAGCTTTGGGAACTTTTGGCAACCTATCGGTTATAACTGCACCACCAAAGACCAGGAAAAGTTTTTTTTGCTCTTTACTTGCAAGTGCTTATTTAAGTGGTTCAAATATTTATGGTGGTAAAATAAAAGGACATAGAGGTAATGGTGATTTAATTTATATAGATACAGAGCAAGGAAGCTGGCACGCATCTAAAGTATTTAAAAGACCATTAGATATGGATAGCAACATACCTAAAGATAAATACCATACGTTTGCATTACGTACAATAGCTTTTAAGGAACGTTTAGAGTTTATTGAATACTATTTAAAGGAACACATAAAAGAACCATCTCTGCTTATTATAGATGGTGTAGCAGATTTATGTGCTGATGTAAACAACATAGAAAAAAGTAATGAATTAGTAAGTGCATTAATGAGAATTAGCCAGCAACAAAACGTGCATATCATTTGTGTGATACATCAAAACTTTGGTAGTGCTAAACTCGGAACTGGTCATTTAGGTAGTGCATTAGAAAAGAAAGCAGAAACGGTAATAAGTTTGGAGGCTAACACAGTAAATAAAGATTGGACTACGGTTAAGTGCGGTAGAAGTAGGGGTTACTCTTTTGAAACATTTAGCTTTGAAGTAAACGAAAAAGGATTACCAATAATAGTTGGTGATTTATATGACCCTTTAAAATGATATGGTACAAAAAACAATGATTATAGTTGCTGCAAAGCATAAAGAGTGGGTAGAAATAGTTTTATCTTTTGGTTGTAAACAAGAAACTGCTGAAGATATTGTACAAGAAATGTATTATAAGATACAACTGAAACTTGAAAAAGGTTTGGATATAATGTACAACGAAAATGAAATAAACTACTACTATATTTTTAAAACTTTAAGAACATTGTTTTACGATTTAAAAAGAAAAGGTAAAAACATCACAATGGTTTCTATGGATGACATACACTTAACAACATCAGATGTAAACTATCAAGAACCATATGATAAAATACAAGAAGAACTATCAAAGATGTTTTGGTATGATAGAAAAGTATTTGAAATAATAAATGAGGGTGAAAGCATTGCAGAATTTAGTAGAAAAAGTTTAATACATTACTATTCACTTTACAACACATATAACAAAGTAAAAAGCAAATTAAAGAAACTATTATGAAAATAGGAAACATTATTTATTACATCACAAAGTATACTGGTATTAAATATCTGGTAGATAAATATCACAAGTTAAGAGGTACAAAATGTGACTGTAACAACAGAAGAAAAAAGTTAAACGAAATAAAAATTGATAGATGGTAAAATTTACTAAAGAAGATTTTGAAAGCTGGAGTGACTTTAGGTCAGAACCAAAGAACACTTTACAAGGTAATGAGTTTGAACTTATATGCCAGTTACACGCAAAATACTATAATCATAAATACCATAAACCTTGCACTTGCAATCCAAAGAAAATAAAGTTATGGATAAAACAACTTAACGTAATTTGGAACAATGGGAATTAAAACAATAAATGAGTGGGAAAAGGCAGTTGTGTTTCTTTTAAATCTTGATGGGTGGGAGTTAGAATGGTGTGCTGGTGGAAATAAAATATATGATGCTATTGGCAAAACCCCAAAGGGTGTTGATTGTGTTATTGAAATGAAATTTAGAAAAACACATTATGATGAAAAAATGCTTGAAAAAGAAAAGTATGATAATTTAATGGCTATTGATGGTGTTGTAAAATTGTTTTTTGTAAATGACCCTAAAGGTAATTTTATGTATTACCTCAACACTTTAGAGATGCCAAAGCCAGTTAAAAAGTACTGCCCAGATACAACGGTTTACACAAAGAAAAGACTTTTAAAAGATGTGTACTTGCTTAAAGAAAACCAAGCGGTTAGAATAAATATAAATATAGAACCAAATTAGTTGTTAAATGTTTTGTTTATAAAGTAAAATAGTGTTACTTTGCATAAAAATAACATTATGGAAGTAAACAAAGCAGCTTGGGAAAAGTTAAGAAAGCAAATAGAATTTCATACAGAACAAGATAGTGATATAACTGATGTACATATTAACTACCAAGTAAAACCAGGTAAAAAGAATTATTTAAAACTAAACATTACAATAGATGATTTTGCTAATTGATGCAGATAGTTTAATATTTGCGAGTTGTTATAGAAAAAGAGAAACACCAGATGATGAAAAGTACTACACAGATATAGCTGATGCAAGAAATAAGTTTGACCAGCAGTATATGAAGATTGTAAATGACTTAGAAGATAAATACACCATTGATAAAGTATTAT